AAACGAATAGCCGAGCATGTAGCCGAGCATGAATGCACACACTGACCCGATGAGAAAGGCGCTCACGCGACCTCCCACGTGGTCACCAGGCGAAACCCGAAGGCTTCTTCAAACTGGCGCATCTTCCGCCGGCTTGGGTGCGCTTGACCGGTTGCCCACTTGGACAAGTTCGAGTGATGGCACAGTCCGAGGCGGCGGCCTTCGTCGACCACCTTGGTAAAGGTGCCGCGGGCTTCAGGGTCGAGACCCAGACGAGCGCAGACAGCTCGGAACATGACTTGTCCGGGGCTCATGCTACTTCTCCATGCTCGGCCATGCACTGCCACCAGCCATCCTCGGCGCCCTTGCGGAGGCCTGCCTCGTAGCTGCAACGGCCGAGGGCGAGGGCGAGAAGGAGCAGGGCAACGTGTGAGCGGGTCACTTTGCACCTCGGGGCAGGAAGCGTTCCCACTTCCCGAGGCTTGCAGGCGTCCGTCCGGGGCGGTCTGGAGCTGCTCGGGTGTAGCTGTCCTGCTTCGCGAGGAGCTTGACACGGTCTTCCGTGTTGGACTCATAGAACTCGTTGATGAGCTCGAAGGGCAGATGAGCGATGTGAAGGTCAGGCTGTCCAGGCCAGTCGGTGGAGCTGACGATGTACTCCGAGGCATCCGCCCCCAGCTTGGGGTTGACCGACGCGAAGGTCTCAACCCGACCACTGGACGCGCAGAACACAAAAAGCCGAAGGTCGCTCATTCTGCACCTGCCATGCGCTGCAGTGCCTGGCGCTCGATGCGGCGGTTTTTGTCGGTGAGCACGAGCGGGCCGATGACCTGCTCGAAGTACGCAGGCACCGAGAGCTTGGCCAAGGCCGCGGCCGCCTTGATGTTGTACTCGAGCTCGGGGCTGAGGCGAGGGCGGAAGGCTGAGGTGTTCATCGTGCTTGCTCCTTGTGGAGGTCTTCGAGGGCGATGACTGCACCGGCGACTTCTCCGCAGGTGTAGTCAATCTGTCGGTTGAGTTTGTGCAGTGCCTGGTAGAGGTCTGCAGGGCTCAGGTCGCGCATGCTGTTGACGAGCTCGGCGCTTGCCTTGGAGAGCTGGTCGAGCTGGTGCGCCATGCTTCGGGCGGGTGTCTGCTCGGGGCCGCAGTAGAGGCGGAGGGCTTCGGCGGTACTCATGGGGACCTCAGATGGACATGAAGAGGAAGAGAAGGGAGAAGATGAGGGTGATGCCTGCAGCGGCTTCGAGGTGCTCGGCGAGGCTCATGCGATGTGCCGAGCGATGCGGTCTGCAGTGGTGTGGTCCCACTCGGCAAGGTCGGAGTCGGAGGGGGTGCCCCGCTCCCACTGCTGACGGGTGCAGCTCCACATGGTGACCGTGCGGTCGCGGTGAAGCACGAGGGTGTTGAGGCCGTTTTCAGTGGCCTTGTTGGGGCGGTCGGTGCGGTTCATGTTTGGCTCCATTGGGACAGGTGGCCCACTTGTACCCTTGGGACACTTGGACCACAAGTCCCAACCTTGTCAAGTCGGTGTCAGGAGCCTTTTTCACCCCTCCAGACCCTGCACGCCCCAAGACCCCCATCTACTGCCCATAGTGCAGGGAGGGCGCCCACTCCCCCCACTTCCCCGTACATATAGTGGTATATATATTCTATATTTTTTATTCTCTATATACCCTACACACCCTGCACTATCCCCATGCCCACGGCGTTCACGGGCGTGCAGGGTCAGAACCCCCGTCAACACTGCATTCAGGACAAACCAGTGATAATCCCCATGACAACCGAGCAAATTCTTGAGGCAGTGGCGAAGCTCGCACCCGAGGCCATCAGCTGCATCGAGGGCACGTTGCAGGGGCGGAGCAGCCCCAACAAGGCCCAGCTCGATAGCGCCTGGCGAGTGCTGGAATGGAGCAAGGAAGCAGCGGAAGCACGGGCTGAGAGGGCGACAGACACGCCAGACGTTGAAGAGCTTAAGAACGTTCTCAAGCTCGTCGAGCAGTGGTGAACGGCATCAAGTTCGACTGCTGGGGCTGCGGTGCCTGCTGTCGTGCAATCGCCTGCACCTTTCTCGACGGCAGCCGGTGTCGCATCTACGCCAAGCGCCCTGACATCTGCCGTGTAGGCTACTCGTTTGACCCCCAGGTCATGACGGCTGAGCAGTACCTTGACCTCACAAGGGACGTCTGCAAGCAGCTCGAAGAGCTGTACCCGCCCAAGGCCAGGGTGGTAGACTGCCAGTCTTGAGAGGACACACTCATGACCTACATCTCGCCGAGCATACCGGCCGAGCTGCACGACAAGGTGCGCGGACTGGTGAGCGACCCCGCACGGTTCTGCAGGCTGCACCGCGTACAGGACAAGGACACGAAGCGCGAGGTGCCCTTCACCCCGTTGCCGATGCAGACGAAGATATTCAACGCGGTGAAGCGCGGACACCGTCGCATCCTCGTCATTAAGGCAAGGCAGGTAGCAGCTACAACGGGCTGCAAGATGGTGCTCCATCAGCAGTGGACGGCGACGCCCACCGCTGCCCTCTTCGCCCTCGTGTCACTCCGGGCCGAGTCAGCCACGGCACTGCTCGACGACAACCGCAGATGGATGCACCACCCGCCGAGCATCATGCGGCGCGAGCTCGACACCAGAGCCAAAGGTGAACTGCGCCTGGCAGACACCGGGGCAGTCATGAAGGCATTCACCTCGCGGAGCTCGACGGGGCTGCGCTCGTTCAGTCCTATCGCTGCACTGCTCAGCGAGTTCGCCTTTGCACCCGACCAGGAAGAGCTGCTCGCTCAGGCGCTCAGTGCAGTCGGCGACGGGCTGCTCATGCTCGAAAGCACGGCCAACAACCCAGGCGACCGGTTTAGTCAGCTCATCGCAGGAGCGCCTGAGAACGGGTGGCACCTCATCACCCACTGGTGGTGGGAAGAGCCCAAGTACAGCGACCTGGTACCCAACGACTTTGAGCGCACCGAGACCGAGGCGGAGCTTGCCGAGGCCTACAGCCTGACAGACGGGCAGCTTGCTTGGCGCAGGCGCTACCTCGCTACCCTCGGCCCCTACAAGTTCCGCCGCGAGTACCCGGCCTGCCTTGACGACTGCTTCCTCGGACGAGAGGGCGGCTACTACGGGGAAGAGGTACTGCAGGACATCCACGTGATGGAGCATCAGCTACACGGCAAGGCGCACGGCAGGGAGGTCGAGGGGCCGCACCCGCATGACCGCTACGTGATGGGCGTCGACATCGGGGGCGGTGTAGGCGGTGACTACTCGGCNNTGTGCGTCGTNTCGGTCTCGACGATGCAGCCGGTCTACACCGAGCGAAGCAACCAGGTCACCCCAGCGGCNTGGGCGCACCGGTGCATTCAGGTCGCCAGCCGGTACAACAACGCTCTCATGCTGGCCGAGTCGAACAACCACGGACACGCGTTCCTGCTTGAGCTGACCCACTGCGGATACCGCTATCAGTGGCGAAGCCCAAAGAACCGGCCCTGGGTCACCACCCTGCAAAGCAAGCTGGAGGCCTTCGACTGCCTGCGCGAGTCGCTGCAGGTCGTCAAGGTCATGGACCGAGTGACATGGATGGAGCTGAGGAGCTTGACCATCCCACCGGGCAAGCTCGCACCCGAGGCGCCCAAGGGCGGACATGACGACAGCGCCATGGCCATGGCGTTAGGGTATCGGTGCCTGCGCGACATTCCGTCATCTTGGCGGACTCATGCGCTACAATCGGGCCGCACCCGCATCGACGACCTCATCAGTCGAAGCAAAGCCCGCCGCATCCGTTCCCACTCTCTCCCCTTCTGAGGCGCCATGCTGACCCCCGAGCAATGCTCAGCCATCTGCCAACAGCACGACCTCTACTGGGACGGGCGACGGGATGAGCTCCGCGAGATGCGGAACCTCTACATGACGCGCTTCTTCGAGAGCAACGCGCCGACCCTCGACGGCATCCTGCGCACCGAGGTGCCCAAGGCCTACGCAGTCGTCGAGAGCTACCTCGGCAGCTTGTACGCAAAGAACCCAAGCGTGGAGGTGCTGCCCGACATCCGAGGGCGGGGCAATGCGGAGGTGGCCGAGGCGACCGCCAACCAGTACCTGCTGAACATCAGGGAGCAGCTCGAAGACGCTACCCGCCTGGCGCTCATCTACCCGGCAGGCTTCATCAAGTTGTCGCCGGTCATGGGGGCCGACCCTCTCAAGCGCGTCAGCTGCGCAGCCCTGTCGCCCTGGGAAGTCATCGTAGACGCCACGGCCACCAGCTGGGACCAGCAGCGGTACGTGGGGCACGTCTACCTCATGCCACTGCTCGAAGCCTCGGAGCGGTACAGCAAGGGCGCCGATGAGCTGCGGGCGAGGGCCTACAGCAAGTGGATTGAGTCGACCGGCATAGCAGGCAAGGACCAGATGCTCGGGCTGGGAGACCCCACCCAGACACCCCCAGAAGAGCAGTGGGTCAGGGTGGTGGAGCTCTATGACCTGCTCGACGATGCCCTCGTCGTGTGGTCGCCTGACTACGCAGACGGCAAAGAGCTGCTCTTNGAGGGTGTGCAGGTGCAGGTGGGTGCCCTTGATGCCGATGCAGCGGCAGACGAAGAGCGGCCCGATGCGGAGACCGAGCACGAGACGACAGGCATTCCCTA